GTGAATCTGACCAACTGGGCCAGTCATTGGCTGAACACCAACGATTTCATTTGCAATAACTGTTGGCATAACACGACGGATAACTGGTAGAATCACTTTGTTTAGTGTTGCTACGTTACCAGCTTGTGTTGCGCCTGCTGTTGCTGTTTCCATAAGTGAACGCTTTGTGTTCTCTAGAACAGTCTCCATTACGGCTTTTTTGTTTCCGTCAAGACCGTCAGTTAGAGCGCCTTTAGTTGCGTCCCAATTTTCAAATAGGTTTGCCATTGTAAGTCTCCTTAACTAAGTCCGGCTAATTTTTTCAAACTAATAATATCAGCTGTTCCAGTCTCTGACTGTACAACCTGCTTGTCTCCTGTAGATTCAACAAGCTTTGCTTTTGTACGTGTAGTAACTTTTGAAGTATCTTCGTTTAGTACGACTGGTAGATACTTGTCAAACGCTGCTTTTAGCTGTGATGTTTTCACGCTTTCAAGTAGTGTTGACATTACGTCACGCTTTTCTTTGCCTAGTGGCGCCATCATTTCTGACATAATTGCTTTGCGCTGATTCATGTCTTTTTGAATCTTTGCATCACGCTTTGCTTCCATGATTGCTGTTTCACTGTCAGCAATAACTTCTTTGCTCTCGACTAATTGAAGTTCAAGGTCTTCAATGTGTTTTGAAAGCTGGGCTACTTGAGTGCCTTCTGCTAGTGTGCTAGTCATAAATTCAGCAGCGAAAGTTTCGAAAATCTTACGTCCAAATTCGTTCTCTTTAGCAACTTGAATATCTTCTTTCAAAGTTTTCAGTTCGCCAGTGATAACGTTTTCTAGTAGGCCTTCGATTTTTTCTGCTGACTTTTTGATAAAGTTAGCACGAGCTTCAGCAATAACTTGCTTACCCTCTTGTACCATTTTGACTTTTTGCTCTGCAAGAGCTTGTTTGTCGTCATGGAACTCATTCAGTTCTTTAGTTAGCTGTTCTAGTACAAAACCTTCTAGCTTCCCAAAGTTCTCTTTCTGTGCTTCACGATCCTCTCTGAGTTCAGTGATTTCAATTTTCAAAGCTTCATTGATGAATGCCTCAAGCATCGTAGCATGATTTGTCATTGCTTTTTTATAAGCAACACGTTCTTCTGCTAGCTTTGCTCGATCAGCAGCAAACTCGCTGACTTCTGCTTTGATTGCATCAGTTAGCATTGCATCCATTGCTTCGACGATCTGAGACTTATCGTTGTCATAACGACCAGCAAATTCCTCGCGGAGTTCTGCTGTTAGTTCTTCACGTACTTCTGCAATTTTTGCATCCCATGCTTCATTGATGCTGTTTTTCACGTCTTCAGACAAAACCTCAGAGCCGAGAATATTTTCAATGTTTGCCATTAATCTCTCCCTAGGTCCTTGATGAAGTTTACAACCTCATTAGTGAGGTGTTTCTGTGCGTTTGCGTCATAGTTGACGCTATTCGCTACATCCCAAATGCTAGAACTGCGACGGTGGTTCATAATCTGCTCATATAGTGGATCCGGAAATGCTTCCGGTGCGCTTGGGTTTGCAACAATATCAACTGTTACAATCTCAAATCCATCTACTTCGCCATTAGCACCAACGTTTCCGCTTCCGCGGCTGCTTACGCCTAGCTTACACCCTGACTCGATCAGGGTCTTGCAAATGTTACCCATCGGAGTAGGTAACATTTTTAATTTTCCAATGCCATCGCTGCCATTCATTTCCATGTCAACGATCATATGTGAAACTCTATCTAAGTTGATGTTTAGATCATCTGGGTGATCAGCTTCCCCCAACACTGTAAATCCACCAGCAATTTTCTCTTTTAGAGATTTTACTGCGGTTGAAATTTCATCCACTGGATATACACGTTGGTTCTGGTTTCTAACTCCACCTTGAATAAAGATACCCTTCATGTACAAGTCTTTGCCACCTTTGCCATCATCAATGGCTTCGCTAACTAAACTTGCTGCACTAGGTGTAATTACTTCTCTAAGTGGTGTAAACATCTATTAGCCTTTTACGTTTCTTAGTTCTGCAGCATTTTTCTTGTCAGTTTTCATTTCGTCTTTTGGTAGGGCTGCTTTTTTGTCTTCGCCTGTACCTGAGAAATCAACTGGCTTGCCTTCTAGCTCTACGTCACTTTTCATTTTCTTTGTGTGTAGGCTATCTTTGCTTTGTGCTGTGTCTGCATTGTCTGTTGATACTGCTTTGCCAAACTCTTCAGCTTCTTCTAGCTGCTCTTCTGACTCTTCAACTTCTTCTTCTGATTCCATTGGCATTTCCATTTCCATGTCGCCCATTGCTGGTTCTTCCATGTCCATGTCCATTTCTTCTTCGCCTTCTTCATCAGCGTCATCAGCGTTGTCAAGTAGTTCTGCAAATGCTGCTTTTAGCTCGTCTAGGCCGTCAGTAACGCTTACGAATGCATCTTCAACTTCAGCTGGCATTTCTTCTTCGCCTTCTGCTTCTGCTTCATCTTCTTCGCCTTCGTCGCCCATCATTTCGTCAGCTAGATCATCTTCTGCTGCGTCCATGTCGTCGCCCATATCTTCTTCGTCATCTTCGCTGTACATTTCTTCAGCTTCAATTTCATTGTCTGCTGTTTCGATGTCGTTTAGGAAATCTTCTTCCTTATCGCCTGCGTCGATTGCTTCTTCAACTTCTTCGTCTTCGTTGATAAGGTCAGCATAGATGCGACGTGATTCGTCAACGAAGATACTGTGTAGCAATTCTTGAGCTTGCTCTGATTCTTCATTAATCATAAGCTCTAGCACTTGCTCTAGTTTTGCTTTTGTATCCATTTTCTACTCCTAAGGTAATAGACACATCCAACGTGT